TGGGTATTCTTGCAAGATTTCTGTAAATCCAAATGCAGTATCTGCGTTTGCGTTCATAGGATTTGGATAGATAATCTGTCTTACAAGTTGTCGATCTGCAACGCTGAAACTTGAAATGTTCCAAGAAGCATTACTGACTGCACCAGTAATATATCTTCCTTCTCTCAAAAGTCCATTTGTGTCAACCACAATCATAGTGTTGCTTGTAGAATCCCAAGAGTGTACAAATGCAGTGGCATTTGCAGCTGCTAGAGTTCTTCCTTCGTAAACCAACTCACCAACTTTGAACGTGCCATTACCAGAACTGAACACAATCTCGCGTTCGTTGATTTGACTGAATGTACTATCATATGTATTTGCTGTTGATTTGCGAATAATCTTAGATTCAGTTGTAGCACCGTACATATAACCTTTGGCAGTGAATGTCAAAGTCCAGATTATAATTCTTATAGGATCTGGACCGCCAACATCATCTACATCTTGCGAAACAGAATTGAGAATGAATGGCACATCCACCTTCTCAGCTGGAACACCGACTAAATCCATTGTTACAGTATAATCTGGCGCAAAGTACGGAAGAATTTGCTCAACGATTTGTGTGCCATCTTCAACGTTTCTTACATAGATGTTCAATGTAAAATCAAAGTTGTATGGTGTTGCGCGAACATTCTTTACTTTTGATACTGAATTGCCATCAGCAAAACTATTCGTGAAACTGCTGCGCTTACGCAAAGGATCGTATGTAATGCCAGCGAGTTCAAAACTCATACGTGGCAATGTCATCATAGTTTCTTTTGTCAACTCAGGATCTTGTGTAATACGCTGATAGAATTTTTCTTTTTGCGAATACATCAAAGGCACATTGATGCGTTCAATTTCTTGCGTGCCTGCTTTATTGTATCGTTTGAGCATGATGTTATTGAACATCGTGCCGAAAGCAACGACCATTTTACGAGTGATTCTATGATAAAAGTGTACGCCTGATAACATTATGCTTCACCAAATGGATTGGCTTCACTGAAGTCAAGAATATTATCTGCTTCTTGCTCAATGCGTTCGTTATCTTCCACACTTTCATAATTAGAATTGCGCATTACGTCTGCTTCATCGGCAATATTCCATTGAGCACCGCTACTATTTCCTTTGACCAAAGACCCTGCAACAAACTCACCTTTGATATTTCTAAGTTTGAGTTTTCTGGATGGTTTATCCCAACCAGCAACGACTGCTTTTGCCACAGCATTTTCTAATGACGTTCCCTGGTAAACCCATTCTAGATTAGTGAAAGTTCCTGATCCACCAGCATCTAGTGTAAAGTCTAGTGCATATGCTTGTACGTTTGGAATGCTATCAATTTCAGTAACACCAGTTTGAAGTAATTCACCGTTATATTTGAACGCTTCCATTGACAATCCATACATGTATGGATTTTTTGCGTCTTTACCTAATTGAAAGAAGTTTTTTTCTTCCTCAACAAATTTGATTTCCATCAATTTGAATTGAGTTGGCAAATATACTAGATCACCTTCTTTAGGCACATGGTGAGATTGCGGAAACTGTCTTGCCACTAAACGCTCAAACGAACGGCGAGACATACAGAGGCGAGCAGTTTCTTGTAGTTCTAAACCAAACTTACTGAAGAATTCTTGGTTCCCCTCGTAATTTTGAAAAGTCTCGAGATACATCTCAATCTTGATGGCGTGGCGATAGCATTTCACTGGATCATCGCCGAATAACTCATCGGTTGATGATTGTGATTCTCTTGGAAGATAGTAAACATCGATTCCATGATTTCGAATGGACTCGATGATCAAATCTTCAAGCAGCTGCTGTTCAACAGTAGCCCTTTGATTATTGAAATATACACTAGTTGGCATTATTATCCTACAATGAAGGCTGTTGGTTCTTCGAAAGTATCTCTAAGATCGATTTCTAGTTTTTCGACTTCTTCGCTCGCCTCATCATAAATTTGTTGACCGTTGATGGTCAACCCGCCTGGAAGAACATAGTTACCATATTTCTTTAGATTGGTTCCCCATTGCTGCTTGAAAAGCGCAGTGGTATACTTCTTTAGCCAAGAATCATTATAGACACTGTTATATGTTTCTGGGTCAGTGATTCTATGACATTCGAATGCAAGATATGCATTGTCTTTGAATTTGTCCCAATTCATAAAAATTCTCAACTCATGCACTCTACGATTGAATGTGAATGGAGGAAGTCCAGTCACGATCATATCGAGCATCGCAAGGTGCTCTCGAGCAATAACGTAGTAGGTGTATGAGGAAGCTGTTAGATTGTAAAAATCGTTCAAACGCAACTGATAGTTGATGTCGAACATATTGAAACCAGAGGATGAGGTTGAAGACTGAATCGCTCCAGAGAATGGAAAAACTCTAGTCACACCAATAATAGAATCAGCGAGCGTGATATAGGTGTTAGAAATATCGCTTGGTGTTACCTGATATGATAAAAAGCAACGTTCTGTGCCGTCGTAGTGATAGTCTCTGTACTTGATAAGCGCGTCGTCGATACGATCTTCTAGTTGATCTTCGTCAACATTGATATCGATAACTGGAAATCCAAGTTTTCTGAGGCAATAATCTTTGAGTTGAGTACGAGATGATGGCTGAGACATGTAGAACCTCGCTAATTATTGTATATTTAGTTTATGCGATAAGTGTCCCATCCCTAGAACTGTAAACTCGGTCTGGATGCATATGAGCAAATTGTTCCCAGTTTGGTTCTCCTGGGAGGATTCGTCGACCAGTAGATTCTTCTCCGATATGCTCGATAATATTCTTTCCCTGAGAGTTTTTTAGGATTGCTGAGTACATTTTCTCGAAAAAGTCGAGATAAACCATGATCATTCCCTCGTTTATCGTAAATTTCCAGTACTCTCTAAAGGGATAATCGATAATACTGCGGCGATAAAATGAGAAAATAATCGGAAACTGTTTCGTATTCTTGCTGTAATAATATTGCTTGATTGGAGTATCGGTTTCCTCGATCTGTGGTGGCTTCTCATGGAAATACCATTCCTGCCTCTGAAGAACCACAGAAGCCATTTTAGGGTCTGACTCTAAAATCTCGATCATATCATCGAGACGAACAGGCTCTTTGAGGACAACATCGTCCTCTTGATGAATGATATAATCGTAATCAGTCGTCTTGAGATAGTCGAAAAATTCGGTCCACGTGACTGATAATCCAAGATTTTCTTTATGTAAATTGAGTTTGAATCCGTGCGTTTTTCCGATTAGATCGAAAATGTAATCGTTTCGAGTTCGAGGATAATCATCGACGATCAATCGATCAACCTGATGCCCACAATAGTCTAGAAGGTGCAATGATTCTAGACTTTTCGTGAGATAGTGCAATCGATTGCACGAGAAGATTACATGCAGGACTTTCATCAGTATTGAGTATTGAAGAAGAAAGTCTGGAACAAACGACCAGTGTGCAACGTGCTTCCGAAATAATCAAGAGAAGCGTGGAATAAATTACCGCGATAAAGAACAAGGCGATTATACTTGTTTGCGATATAATCTGTCATTTCCCATTTGGTGTAATCGTATCCCTCATAATCTTTATCTTCTCTGTTACACTTTCCAGTTGCTTTATGGCGATAGAGAGCAGTTCCTGAGGATAGTGGAGCGTCTGGAGTTAGATAGCAAACTCCAGCCCAAGTGTTGAATTGATCGGCGTGGATCCAAGTTCTATCTTGAGCGGTGCAAATTTGAAATGCGCCAGTATACCCAGAATCCTCAAACCAATGAGTGATATCGCCACCCGCATAGCGAATAATATCACCGATGGTCTTTTTTGTATCTTCAGTGAGAAATGGTTTTGTTCGAAGTCCTGGATAGTTTCCAGAGACCTCAAACTTCTGACTCAGCGCAAAATCTCTAACTGTATCAGGGTTTCCATAAAAATCGTCAATGATAATAGTGTTTATCTTCATGAGTGCACCTTTAGTAAAACATAAATCGTCCAGAAGTTCCGTCCCACCCCGAAACCTTCCAATCAACTTCAATGAGTTTGTCTTGATATTGTCTTGTGAGATAATATGATAGCGTCTCGATATCATAGTGATACATCGGCGGTTGTTTTACCAAATGTATCGTAGCCTCGTTGATGTCTATAAATTTATCTAGGTGTTCTGCTCCGAAGCCATAGAGAACGGTACAGTACTGATGCAGGCGATTATTGTTTTGTAATGCTCTTCGATCTATAAATGAATATCGCCAAGAATCATTCCATTCAAAGTTGAGCGGTTTCTTGAAGAAAATCTTATCTTTGTTTTCTGGAGTCAATAACTCATCAGTAAAGTTATAGTAGAAATATCTACCAGTTCCTTTGAAAATAAAGTCGTATTGTTTTAGTTTATCTTTATAGTTCTTATAGATAATGTTCAACAGAACGCTTTCGCATAAACTTTTATTCTGATGCGTGTTCACAAGTTCAAAGCACTGCGGAGAAATTTCTTTTAGAGGGATAAACTCTACGTTTCTGAAATGCATAAACGTTGAGATATATTCTTTATAGTTATCAGAAGAATCAATTATAATAATCTTCGATTTCGGAAACGTCGCGCTAATTGAATTGATTGTGAAAATAGTTTGCCTAAATCTCTCATCAGCTGGAAAAATAGTTCGCTTTTCGCTGTATGTGAAGCGACCCTCTCTTGGCTGAATCGAAGATGTTACGACAAAAACACTATTCATAGAAATTGTTCGATGCTACTTTGAGTAGATACTTGCGATGAAGTTCATGCACGTTTTCATCTGAGAACTGCAAGCCATGCTCGCGGCAATCGAATGAATTGATCTTATTTGCTTCAATATTTCTCAAAGCAGCCATGAGTTCACTAAAACTACGAATGCGATATCCTGTGACATTCTCTTCTACGATTTCTGGAAATGCGCCCCAATCAGTTGTGATCACAGGAGTGCCAGATAAATTTGCTTCAATGATCATATTGCCAAACGGCTCAACATAATATGTCAATCCCAACAAGCCTTTGGCTTTTTTCATCAGCTGTTTGCGTTGTTCTGCGTTTGCTACGCCAAAGACTTCAACGTGATCTGGAATCTTAGTATAGCCCATTGTTTGTAGCGACCCAGGACCAGCAACAATAAGTTTCTTGCCAAGTTTTTCTGTTGCTTGAATGGCAAGATGTACGCCCTTCTCTTCACACACGCGACCGAAGTAGAGATAGTAATCTTCCTTTTGATCATCATATTCGAATTCTTCAATTGTAAATGGATTTGGAATCACTGCATCGAACCAGCTCGGACTCATCAACATCCCACGCTCGCCATAGAACATATGCATATTAGCATATGATGTGAATGCTCTATAGGGTGCAAATATACCGTTGGCTCGATAACCAATTGATGGTTCTACTGGCTTACAATTTTTGTTTTTCTCACAAGCCAGCTGATTGTCCACACCAAAGAAACAAACAATTAGATCACCGTCAGATGCGCGTTTTTGAATTTCATCGCCAGCAAGTTCATTGAACTTGCGAATTTCTGTTGGTGTTGTTGG